GCATTTTATTGAGGCGAGTTTATGGTATAAGAATGATCTTGATAAACTCGCCTGTGATTTTTTATGGGGGGAGTTGGAAGCGATCGCAAATAATCACCAAATCAAATCATTTTGTAATTGGTGGTTATGTTCTGAGGATGCGGAGGTCGGGCGACGAATGCCAACTTTTGAGAAGTTAAGTTTATTTACTCAATCATAAATATAAATAGCCATATCTAAAAGTTGACCATGAGGGATATTATTGCCTTTGTAAAAACTAAAATTATCAGGGAGTTCTTCTGGGTTTGGGAATCCTAAATCATCTCCAATTATTGATATATTTCTTTCCCTCTCTCCATTCAATCTATAGGGCGTGTCATTGTTGTTTTCGTAATAAGAAATACCTAACGGGTATAAACTCCCATTGTAATCAAGCCCCCTCTCCATATTGTCTTTAATAGTGATTGTTTTTGATTCTTGTGACTTCATCTTTAGTCCTTTAACTATAAAAGTTCCTACTGATTTATTGACTAAATCAAGATTGTTTCCGGTTCCCTCGACATCATAAACTTCAACAGCCCAGGTAAAGTTTTCATCAGAATAAAGAAACGCCTCTACTCTAGGAAAAATCATCGGGAGTTTTGCGGGTTGTGCCGATGTCAAAAGAGGATAAATAACTGTATTAATTCTGTTGTAGTGTTTCGTTAAATTCGTCAAACCAAGCAATCTTAAAAAATGCTCAGTAAATAATTTAGAATCATTGGTTGTCATTATTTTTATCCCTAAATACTATTAGAACCGCCCGTCATAACAACGGGAAAACTGGTTGGATGTATTCGCCACCATTTCTTGATATTCCCATCCTCTATCTTGGCACTTCCCCTGAGTCTTTCGCTTTCTAAAACTCTTAACCAATAGTCAGGGATAATAGGCGATCGCTTAATAGCTGTAACCCCATAAGGGACGTAATAGGCATTGGGTGAAGTAGATTTTATCGGGTCGCCACCGGGAATCAGGGATGTTGTAATCAACTGAGTCCGCCCCTGATAACCATATTTCCCATTTTTTAGAAAGTTAACATAAGAAGCCCCGCCTTTTTGCGGACGCTCTAATAATTCCCAGAATATCCAATCCAATTCTGTCCATGCTGATTGAGGTTTTATAAAATCATTGGCTCTGGCGTATTGTTGGGGATTATAAAATTGTTGAGGATAGACCAATGGCAATCCCAGGTATTCGTAATTATCCGAGAGATAGGGTATTTTTTCAAAACCAGGCGATTCCACAAAAGTTTCTGCTGATAAACCATCTTCAAAAATAGTTTCGTATTCATACCAATATTGTTCGCTTGTCTTTGGATCTGCGATTGTGTAATGCTTAATTAAATTGTTGTGTAGTGTCTCCTGAGACAATGTTGGTGGTGTTGGATATGTGTAATTTGCTGTAGAAGTAATAGCAAATGATTTTTTATTTATTTTAAATGATTTAATTTTATTAAACCTTGTTCTTTTGGGGCGTGATGTGTTTTCAAATATATCGGATGCGCTACCAACAAGAAACTGACGCCAATCATAATTGCCACAAATATTATAATAAGAAGCCGCGTAATATATCTCAGTTCCTACGGTATCTCGAAATTCCTCAGAAGTTTTTAACCTAATAGCACCGCCAACGGGTTCCCATTCCTGCACCATTTCATATAAAATATCAACAAAAATATCATCCTTTGTCATTGATATTCTTGAGTCAAACCATTCTGCGACATAAGGGGCTTCTCTAGGTAGCCAACCACCTCCAGAACCCGCAGGATAGAAGTCATTATCATCAAACTTGAGATGGGTTGCTCTTGACGAAAACTCGATAGGCAAAACCAACTCTTTAGCGTTGCCCATCATGTCTTGAAAGTTTAAAACAACCTCTGATTTTCTACCTTTGAATTGACCCCAAGTAATTTTAGGGGGGTTGGGTTTTTCTAAGTTGCCTATATCACCGCCTATTTCGCTGGCATGAAAACAACCCGCTATAGGAGAATGCCCTCCGCAAAAAAGGGAAGTTTCAAATCCCCAGTAGGTTTTAATACTGTTCATTAACGCCCCTACAGTCCCAGCCACAAGGATATCGCCACGCCAAACGACGCACAAACTATCGCAGTGAGTCTGTGTCGTTAAACTACCATCAATTCGACTATCTCTGACAAACTGATCGATGCTCGCTTCATACCCAACTGGAAGGTCTACGGCAATTCCATATCCGTTGTATTTCAGTCCTTTGAAGGTGTGCGATGGGTCTGGATCATCTGAGAATGGTTGTTTGAGTATTCTTGCGTTAGCACGGCCTGTAACAGTCTTTAATCTTTCCGTTGAACACCAGGTATCATCTCCCGTTGTTGTATAAGTGTCGCGCCCCATTGTCAAGACTTCGCTGGGACTGTCTACACTGTGATCTATTGGGGTATAATTGTACTGATACCCAGGAGACGGATACCCAGAAGATCCATCGTTGTAAAGAGAGGTAAGAGAATAAGACGATCCCCATCCTCCCTCTCCCGCCATCCCTTCATACAGCAACATCTCCGCACCCCCGTCACCGGAATGATAAGCAACATAGTCCCGATGATATTCCCATGTAGCCCCTTTCCATGTCGGTAGACCACCGTACCAGCCTATTGCCCCAGGATAACCAACACCAGGAGGGACTATTAAAGCACTACTAACAGGCATAGATGCGGCGGGGTTTGTAAAAGGTCTTAATTCTCCACCAATAAACCCACGAGTCCAAACTGCAATCCTGTCATTTGTTGATGTGTAGGAGACTGCTAAATCTGTCTCAGAATAAGGGCCAGACCCCGGACTACCTAGCAAGTACATTAAGAATACTTGCATACTCTGACCACTCAAAGAGTTCCCTATTCTGGAGTCAACTTCTTTATCTGTTGACCCGGCTAAACATCTTTCTTTGGTAGTATAATCTCCACAATTATCGGGACACTCAATACAGCAATACCCCTTGTTTCCAACTATCACTCGCCGCCACGATCTAGTCTCGGTTGTGTAGCCCGTACCCCCACCAAAAATAACATCATTAGTTTTTAATCTTGAATAAACAAAAGCAATATCACCCTTGATTTGTCCAGTGTATATTTTCCCTTGTTGAACATAGCCACCTTTTAGATTATAATTATTTCCCGCCATCCGAATTTCACCTCAATATCAAAGTTATTGTATTCTAATACATCTTTATTGGTAGATTCTGAATCCATCCCTCTTAACAACATAGGGGCGGTTAAATGTGCTGCATGACTAACGACCGAATCATTATCATCATTTACTGAGAATAAGAACAATACATCACCAAGTATATCAGTTTTACCCCCAACAAATGAAGCGTTAGAATAGTTGGCTTGATAACAAGCCCTAGTCTCTATATATTCAAAGGAGATATCAGTTTGTTGATACTGATAAAAACAAGCTATTGTCGCCGTGTCAGTGCCAACCAAAACACTATGATCAAGAATATCTGAACTGGTAGACTGAACAACAGTAAAGATTTCTTCTGAGATTGATTTTAGAGAATCCGGGGTTGAGGATATCACCAATTCAGGGAAAGAAGCTAACCCCAAATACCAATCATTCTCGGTATTAAATATCTTGAGAGTTAACTTTTCTAGTGACTCTTTGCTTGGTGCTATTCTATCCTCGGATGCAAATAGTGTGACCGTTGAATCCGAGTTGTAGAATGATATCCCTTTACTAGATGGTTTGCCCTTTATACTACCTTTAATTGACTGAATAAAGCCGGGTAAGGTTGCTGAACTTTCTATCTTAGCAGGAGCCGAGACAGAGGCGTTTAGTGTTGTTATCTCGGAATTGGTAGACAGAATAAAGAAGCCCGATAATGTATGATACGCAGGGGATGTATAGACTTCAGTTGTAGTATAAAATTCGGGCGTACTCCCTAACAATACAAGGGTTCCACTTTCGGCTTGCGTTCCCCATATCATTCGAGTAAAATCTACCGTAGGGAAAAATAATATTTCAGTTGTTGTTAGGTTTGTTGAACCCTCAAAGTCGTCCATCTTTATTTACCCCGTTACTGACACTGCGATCGCACTCCCTGACTTCTTTTAAAACCTTCATAAACCACATGAAACCCGACTCCGGTATTCCGATCATTTTCTCAGGATTATCAATTAAGAAATCAATCAAATCTTCTTGTTTAATATAATATATTTTATTCTCTTTCTCCACTGCCAAACCATCAGAAATAAAGCCAATTATCTTAGTCTGGGTGAACCCTAACCCGATGGCAGCCTGTTTTACGGTTAAGAATCCATTAGCTGAGGTTTCTTGACCCATAGACCATAACTTATGACTAACTGCAATCGCGCTCCGTATTGGCATCCCATACTCTTTAGCTAAATTATTATAATATTTGTAAACCAAGGCGCGGGGATATTTTGAAGCGACTTGAGATAAAAAAGTTGTTTCCTGAGATGACCAATTGGCATGGGGTTTTGATTGACTAGGATTGACTGGGAATAGTTTTCTGTACTTCGTGGCAACGGCTCGTTTTTGCCGTCCCATTGTTTCGGCAATCTCTGAATAACTTAAACCTTGAGTCTTCAAAGTTATTAACTCAGAAATAGCTGAATCATCCCAAGTTTCTGCTTGCATTTTAATTTAAAATAGACCTTATTATATTATAATAAAAAAGTATCTGAGTTTGTAGAGCATCTCAGATACTTTTAAACAACAACCACACGCACGAGGAGTAAACAACAATGATTATACAACAACTTTGTCTGTTTGAAACACAACCATCATTAATTGATTCAAACGAAAATTATACCCCATCTGATTTGATTGATTTAGTTCATAAGTTTTATGGATTTCCTGAATTAGACCCTTTTAGCTGTGAACAAGCCAATCAAATTATTAAAGCTCAAAAGATATTTACAATTCAAGATGATGGATTCAAACAGAACTGGAGACAGGCTAAAACACTCTGGTTAAATCCTCCCTATAGTGTGGGGTTTGTTGAGAGAGTTGTTGATAAATTAATTCAAACCCTGAATAGAACAGAAGCGGAAGCCTTCTTATTGACCAATACCGACAACAGCACCAACTGGTATGAGAAGGCGTTGGGGCGGTGCGATCGCTTCATACTCCCACATACTCGTCTAACCTTCTACTCGCCTAAACGGGCGGCGGATGGGAAGAAACAAAACCAAAACCGAGTCTCCCAAACCTTGTTTTATTTCGGGTTGCAGCCTCAAAAAGTTGAGGCAGTTTTTCGGCATTGGGGAACTGTTTGTCAGACTTCTAAATGGTGATTGAATCAATCACCAAATCTTAAAGGAATAAAGTCATTATTTTTGATTTCCCATTCTTTAACGACTTTAAACTGTGTCACGAACCCCCTTATTTTTTCTTTTTCTTCCAACTTTTTCCGATTTTATTTAGTAACCCAGGAAACATCTTAGTCCAAAATATTCCCCCTATGGCAAAAGCAATCATTGTGGCTTTAGTTGGTGGATCACAATAAAAAGGAAACCCACCAGCCCTATTGTCGAAAGTTTTATAAGTAACGATATTGTCCTCAATATCGGCAGTCTTAGCAACCAGTTTCAACCAATTAATAAATAATTGAGGATCGGATTCAAAAACCATTTCAACAATCCGATCTTCAATCAATTCCATCTTCCTTGCATCCATATCAATATCTCCGTCTCAAGTATTCAGCTAATAACAAAGCATCCGCCCGCCCGTGATGCTTCTTTAGTTTCAGTTCTTGAGACTGACTAGGGAACAATTGCAGGGCCTTCTCTCTGGATGCGTCCTTATTTGTGCCAATCAATCCGAAGTATTTTTTCCACGCTTGCGGTGTGATAAGTTCTACTGGAATATTTAACGCGGCAATGATTCCTAGCCAGATGCCGTAACCCATTCCAAAGTTAAACATCGACGTTACCCCTTGACCCGGCATGGCGTGTATATTTTCGATAATGATTATTGAGTTAGGGTTAACCAGTTGACTCAACTCAGTCGCCATTAATGTAGGGTTTAGCTTGGTTTTAGACTTGGATTTTCCTGCTGCTTTGGAGGTTGTTGTAGTCGTTGGGCAATCAATAAACTTAATCGTGCCATCTAAAGAGATGGATGCGATCGCTCCGGTTATCCCTGG